TCTTTCATATTCTTTTCACCCTTGTATTACCGTTATAAACTTTACACCCAACTCATATCTGCTAAACCATTCCTAGCATTTTCTATTGGTTGAGTACTCCATCCTGCCAAATCAAAGTATGGCTTTATTTTTTTTATGACAAATCTATCTACCATAACCTTAGTACCTACGGTTTCTATACCTTCAACATCTTTCGGGTTGTCGAATGCTATATACTTACCATTTTCATTTAAGGTAACTAAAAAGAATGAGCCTTTTCTATATCCTTTACCTAGATATTCGTTAGCCCATGCCGCACCTGCTGATGAGCCGGACAGGACTTTGTATTGGCTTATATCTCTCTCTAATTTACCCTTCATACATAGGTCTATTGGGTCTGTTTCTCCCTTGATTACCGAATCTACCATAGTAGACAGTCTATCAGTTACAGCAGACTCTTGTTCATTAGTTAATATTCCGGTAATAGTATCTAGCATAGCAGCCTTCATAACAGGAGGCATCCTACTTTGTTTCATCTCAATACCTTTAACGTAAATGTTTGGTTCGTGATACTCACCATCAGTCCAAGTAACCATACCTGTATATCTATTCTTAGCCACCATTATTATACGGGAACACCACTTCTCAAACTCGGTTATGATAGGGTACATTCTCTCATTAATTAATGCTAACTTTTCTAAACCTTCTTCGGGCGTAGGTATGACGCAGAATACAGAATCAGTATGTCCGTAGATGACATCAAATCCTACATCTCTAGCATTCTCCATAAGTTGCCCTAGTGTCTCCCTAGAAGTGTAGGTGATAGCAGCCGCTATTTCGGGATGATACATACCATATTTAGCATCTCCCGCCACTCCATACATAGATGCGACTAAGGTTTTAGCAGCAAACTGCATACAATCCCATTTCTTCTTCTCATCACCTTCGGTCAGAAACATCTTCATCTTAAACTCATTTCTAAACTTAGTCATCAATTCCATTTGTCTTACAAGTAAGCCTTTCTCACCTTGTCTAAACTTAGAACCGTTGCCGCAGTCCACACCGTTGGGGTCTAAACTATCCCAACTGATATTATACTTAGCAGCATTAGAGTGGTACATAGCACGTATGTCTAGGATGCCTACGTTGTCGTACACTCCTGCTTCCACCTTAAGAATCTCCGCACCTTCATAATCCACCTTAGTGAATTGGGGTTGAGTAGGTATTTTTCTATCGAAGTCTTTATCTCTTAAAACTAAGTTGGTGAACATCTTAGTTATGAATGGTGTACTCTTAATCTCACATTGTACTATGTGTTGTAAGGCAGTATAGTAATCTAACGCATTTACTGCGTCATCTAACTTAGGTAGTAGCCTTACGTCTTGTCTACAATAGTGTATGTATAAATCTCTATCTTCGTACCAAGATTCATCGTGTCCTTTCTCTAACTCGACTTTCTTTTCCCCTAATATTTCTTCTGCCACATCGTTTAGTTTGTAAGAGGGTAGTTTTCCATTCTTCATTTCCCATAGTTTAGAAACAGCAAGCATCAAGTCTATACAATTCCTACCCACTATTGGTTGTTCCCAATCACCATACTCATACCTTAATCGCCTAAGTGGTGATAGAGCATAGGAAGGTAGCCCACACGCTCTAGTACGCTCGACTATTTGCTTTATGTCAGCACCTACGACATACCACCCTGTAATAATATCGGGGTCGCAATTCTTTAGTATTCTCATAAAATGTATGAGCATTGAACGCTCATTAGCGAATCCCATAGCAGGAGTTTCATACTTATATTCACCTAATTCAGAATAAGGTACTCCTTCGCCATCTTTCAAATCCTGCGTCGCAAGCGTAGACTCAACGAACCATACGTATTCTTTTCCGGTAAAATTATCATAGGCCACAATGACTCTCATGTGTCCTGTCGTTGGCGACCATTCACAATCCAAATACCATGTTCTATGTTTGTAGTTAGGTATAGGTTCATTACCATCGTTTATGTAATCACAAAGAACCTTGTTAGTGTAGGGTACGTTAGCCTCCCATGTAGAGCCTGCATAAGATAGTTGTCTTACATCGTGAGGGGTAGCACAATAAACCTTAGTTAAAGATTCACCATACAGACCTGTATAACCTGCTTCCGTTCTAACTGCTTCGGCTACGTAAGGAACATTCTCATCTTCCATGTAGCAGTAAGGCCAATAACCCGTAATAGTTTTTTCGTATCTTTTACCGTTTTTATCTCTAGCCCTTATGAGAACATTTCTTCCATTAGTCTTTTCTACTATCATTCTACATCATGCCTAAACATCTTAAGGTCATTACAATGTTCACACTCATATATTTCTGCGTTGTCTATATGTTCTACGAAAACCCAAGAGAAAGTTGCACCGCATCTTTCGCATGAAGGCCATCGCTGTGTGTAATTAACCATATCAATTCACCTTTCTTGCGCCCCTACTACGGGTATTAATGTTGTGGCGACGTAGCCAATTATTAATACACATTGGCGTAACACCACATTCAGTAGCGATAGTCTGCATATTTTTACCATACTTTACATACTGTGCGCTTAACCACTCATAGTCTCTATACAAAGGCTGTGAGTCAGTAGGTACGATAGTAATAGTAACATCATACCCATCAATCATTCTTTTGTTTTTTCCTAATTCTAATCCTGTCATTTCTAAATCCATTTAATCACCCCAAGTTACTTGCTTGGAAAATAAAGTCGCCATCACCTAATGTAATTAGCATTCTGATACCCTGCCCTTCGGGTCTAAAGTCAAAGAAGTAAATACTCGCTGTACCTGTCAATTCTTTGAAAACGTATTCTAAACCACCCATATAAACTGCCTCGAATATATCCTGTGGTTGAGGGTCAATCTGAGAGATAGTTTTACCCTTAAGATTCTTACCTACTTCTACACATAAACCTCTCTCATCAGAAGTTACTGTGTATAGGTTGTACCTTTGGTTGTTCATATTGTCACACCTAAATGCTTCATACAAAGTAGTAGTGTCTATCTCTAACCAAGAAGCGAAAGGCTTTCTTTTACCACCACTATTTAATTGATAAGTAATATCTTGTAGGTTCAACTTAGTAGCCAATTTTACAGATTTTGTTTCCCACTCATTAACATTAGAAGATGTATGGGGGAATGCTAAAGCCTTGTCAGATGAAGTCATAGTAGTTTGTTTGTTAGATGATTTTAAGATAATTTTATCTTCACCAATTTCTAATCTAATAACCCCACCATGATATTTCAAAGCACCCAAGAAAGCATCTATATCAGATATAGCAAAGTTTCCTGTACCTGAACAAGGTATAGATAATAACGTCAATGACGACAGCCCATCCTTAACAAGAGAGCAGGCAGTAAGTCTACTACCTACTGCTCTCATCATCAAAGAATGAACCTGTGGCATTACTTTGCCGGAAACATTTTGTTTCCTTTGCGACAAAGTAAGCAACCATGTCAAGGAATTACTATCAACAGTAATCATATAATCACTCCATGAAAGGCAATCCGAACCACTCTACATTACCGTTAGATACTTTGAGTATGTCATGTTTAGTACCAACCTTCTCTATGTTGCTACCTTTCATTTCTTCGATAGTAGCACGTACAACCCACTCACCATCGGCTAAGGTTCTATCACCTTCGACACCTGCTGCGGGGTCTGCTTTCTTCATATATCGGTTTAGGAATACTTGTTGAGAAAACTTCCTCATAGTACCTTTCTCCCATTCCGGTCTGAAACCAACAGTCATCAATACTTTCTTACCTGTACCGTCATCCATGAATTGTGATACTGCCTTTAAGTGAAAGGTAAAGTAAACCTTAGCAACATTCAGACTGTGTAATCTAGTCAGAACATTTCTGTATAGACGGTTTCTCTCTCTCCACTCTTTCTGATTGAATGTACCATCTTCCGTTTCAATGACTCCACGACTTAGTAGTGATGCTCTCATAGCGTGTTCACACCATTTTAGGAATGTTGAACCACCGTCAAAGATTACACCACCTACTGATTCGGGGTCATCCTTAACTTTCTCGGCAAGAATATTGACGTACCATGAAGTCTTATCTAACAATGCTTTATAGTCTACGTTGTTATCCGCATCAAAGATAGAATCATCCGTTTCATCATGTAGCGGCAACACCACTATATTATCAGCATCGGGAAATACATGGTCTACCGTTGATTTGGCGGAGTTATCTATATCAAAAATATAGATTGTTTTGCCCGCTTCTATTTCATTTCTCAAGCATGACAAAGCCAAACCCGTCTTAGCAGTATTCTCATGCCCTACAAAGGCAGCCCTATGAGTAATAGCCTTAATAGTATTATTCTCAAAGAGATTTTTGTAATAACTCTCATCGAACCTATTTACAGGTTCGGCAGTCTTTTGTTTAGTCGTAGGTGTTCCTTGTGTTCCCCATGCGCTCATATATATTCCTCTCATTACTAGGGTTATAAACTTTGAGTAAGTATCGCTGCATCAGTCATAAGAAGTAATGCCGCTACACTAACCGCAGATTCTAAACTGTTGATTGTTACTTGTACGGGGTCAATAACCCCATCATCAAATGCGTTTCTAACATCAGTAGTTTTACCACAAATGTATTGACCGTATGTATGTATAGGTATCTCACCCGTATTATTACCTGCGTTCTGTATTATTGTAGTTATGGGTGCTGATAGCCCAAGATTAAATAATTTTTTGATATGAAAATCAACATCTTCGGGGTGTTTTGAAACTTCCATCCTAGCGAAATATAGTGCTGAACCTCCACCTGCTACTACACCACCATTCATAGCCAAACGACAAGCGTTAACTGCATCATCTACACGTTCTTTTCTTTCTAGTTGTTCGACCTCAGATTTACCTCCGACATATATCTTAGATATACCATTAGTCAATCTTGATATACGATTGTTATAGTATTGTTGCATCCAATCATTAGTTGCTTCTTGTTCATAAGAGGCCAAAGAATCTAGGTGTTGGTTTAATTCATCAGACGCTTCGCCATTCGCTGTAATTATAGTAGTTAAAGCAGAAGCCTGTATTTTATCACATGAACCTACATCAAATGAAGTCAGTTTAGTGATAGATTCTCCTAGAGAAGTCTTAAACAAAGTACTCTTTGTAACTAACGCTATATCTTCCAACCACGCTTGTTGTTCATCGGGCATACCCGATGGCTTAACTAATAATGCACTTATTTTGCCTTGTGCTATGTTGACTAAAAGATTCTGTAACGCTTGATGATTAAAGTCGGTACAGAATATAGCAATAGGTTTGTTGTCTTTGACTGCTAACTCTAAAGCAGGTATCAAAGCATTGAACGTCTCAATCCTTTCAGTTGTTACTATAACCATAGGGTTATCTAAGATGCACCTAGCCTTCGGACTGTTTATCATAACATTGTGTGCATAACCCGATAGAACCTCTAATCCTTGCACATCTTCTGTGTATGTTTCAAATGTAGGACTTTTTTCTATCGTAATAGTACCCTTACTGCCTGTCTTATTGATAACGTCTGCTATCATTTTACCCAATACAGGGTCATTGTTAGCAGCAATAGTAGCCACATCTTCGATAGAGAAGTCATCAGTCTTAATGGTGTTAAGGTAATCTATTGTCTCTTCTAAGTAATAACCCAAAGCGTCTCTAATAACAATAGGACTTACACCTTGTTCTATTAAGGTAAGAGAACCATTACACAAAGCCTGTGCTATAAGCGTAGCAGTAGTAGTGCCGTCTCCCGACTTCTCCTGTGCTTCGCTAGCGACTTCTTTAAGTAAGTCTATACCCATTTGTACGTAAGGGTCTGCATCATTGATAGCCCTAGCAACAGTAACACCGTCATTAAGAATGACAGGCATACCCGCAGGATTCTGAATAATAACTGTTCTTGCATTTACCCCTAAAGTACCTTTGACTGCGTTAGCAACCTTGTTCACACCTTTGAGTAATTTACTCTTTGCTTCCATTCCTGTTAATATTGTTTCCATAAAAATACCTCATATAAAATCCGGTTCTTCACCGTAGTATTCTTCTCCACCTATGTAATACGGTACTTCTTCACCGTCAAACGCTAAGATGTCAGAATAATGTAGGCAAACCCTACCGTCATCCAATGCCATTTGTATCTTATCACCATTGAATAGTACGGTGTCTCCGCACCCTATTTTAAGGGGTACGAGAGAACCTACACTATCAACAACATATTCTTTTGCGGTAATAAGACCCGATGTACTAATTGTTTCAGCCATGTTTAGGATAACGTATTCTCCTACGGCCTTCATTGTTCCCACCCATCGCTTTCAACGACAGGCTCGACCATTTGAGGAATGATGTCGAAGGCATACCAACCATTGACTGATAGCCTATCTTCACCTTCTCTACTTCTCCAAGCCCCACCTAGTAGTAGCATCTTTGTTCCTACTGCAAAGTCAATTTCATCATCACAATATACATCAACTGTACCTGCCATAGAAGTCATATCGGTATCAGCACAAACTAAGATATATCCACCGTTGTCTCTTGGGTCTATGTGTATTACTTCTGTAATAACAGCACAATTTCTATCCCACCAACCGTCTTTACCGTTGTATGTGTCGTAGTATGTACCTAAGTGAGACAAACCTGCTAATAGATTCTCTTCTCCAATCAAACCACCGATGATGTCAGTAGGCGAACCATCGAAAAGGTTAGCCAAAGAAGCGTCAACAGTAGGTACTGAAACGTCTGCATTTAGGTAGCATCTATCATTTTTACCACCCTTCATAGGGATAGTTAATGGAGTAAATGATGGGTATTGCCTATCAGCAGCAGCACCGTTTCCACTTACTTTAAGTATTTTTAGGGAATCATTAGTACCTTGTTTTCGACCAAAGAATAATGATGTTCTTTCTCTCTCATC